ATAAATGATTTAATGCGCAAGGTCACAAGACTTAAAAAATAAAATAAGGGGGCAATGCCCCCTTAATTATGCTCTTAATTTTTCTAGAAGTTTAGAGACAGCCTTGTCACTGTTACCACCTACATTCCATTCATAAATATCATTTAGTTCTAGACCCTCGGCTTCACCTAAATAGTTATGACCATTCTTCCAATTGTAAAGAGTGGCAATAGTACCATCAGCAAATTCAAAAGCCCATTCAACATCTGTTTTATAGTTATCACCATCCGGGTCATGTGGTTCACCAAATGCTTTTACGAGTTGGTCATAACTTGCTTTTATATATCCTCGGAGGAAAGTTCCCCCAACGTTTGTCGTCTTTTCCATAATCAAACCCTTTCGTTAAATTATGTATTGACTAATATCCCATAAAGTTTTATATGTCAATAAACATATTAACAAAGGAGTGAATATGCCTAACTGGACTTATAATACTGTAGTGTTTGAGGGTAATGAAAAACAACTCAAAACACTAAAGACTATGTTGAAGTCAAATGAAAATGATTTTGATTTCAATAATATTATTCCAATGCCAAAAGATACTTTTCGTGGCAATCTCGGAGAAGAGGAAAGAGAAAAATACGGAGAGAATAATTGGTACGATTGGAGTATTAATAATTGGGGAACGAAATGGAACGCTGTTGATACTCAACTAGTAGATGATACAGATAAAATTTTATCTTATCAATTCAATACGGCTTGGGATTGCCCTCGTAAAATTGCTGAAGCATTGTTTCGAATGAAGAAAACAATTCTTAAAGATATAGAAATATCTTGGGATTGTATTCATGAAGATGGAGCAGAAGAAGAAACAATAAATTTTGAAAATCTTTACTAATCACTCCTAGAGGATCACCCTTTTGGGTGGTCCTTGCCTGGTTTATTCAAGAAGCTGGTTTTCCATGCAGCATGGGTTAAACTTGTTATCCAGCTTCTTGATTAAGCCGCAAGGCACAAGCAGCTAACATGTCCGACTGAACAAGCCGAATTGTTAGCTGCAAGGCGCAAGATTTTAATTGACATTGTATGAGATTTATCTTATATAATATTAAAGGAGTAAATATATGTCAGATACATTAATTAATAAATACTTGCCGGACTTTACAAAAGAAAAGGTGAGCAAAGAAGAAGCTGCCGAGTTGTTTTATCAGGCGCTCTGTAAACATGCGAAAGACGTGGGCCACGATCCAGCTTGGGAAGTTTTTAAGCAGCCATACAAAGAAGATCCAAAAGGGATCATGGTTTCATATGAAGCTGGTCCATATGATTGGGGCGTGGGCTACTCTTTGAGCTCTCATCCTGAATCATACGATATGATGAATAACCCTCAAGATTGGTACCTCGAATGTTATTATGGATTCGATGTTATTTTCTGTGACAAATAAAAATCCTGGCCGCCAATTGGCGGCCTAATTTAATTGAGTGGGCCAGGAGTTGCGGTCATTATGCAGATGACTAATATACACACTCCCCACTCACCTAAGTTACCTGATTCAAAAACCAGGGTTCAAGGTCACAAGGCTCATGGATTAGGGCGCAGGGTTCAAGGCTCAAGCCTAACTTTGCAAGTCTCAAGGCACAAGATCCAGAATAAATCGAGATGCCTCCTCGTCCGAGGGGGGTAGCCATGATAAACGAACAACCACCATTCGTATTATGGCTCATATGCCATGATATTTGACCGGGGGATAGCTTGACTTTGTTACCCGTAGTTACCTTAAGCTCTATCCAAAACTGTCCTCGTTGTTTATCTGTGATTTTATAAACGGCAAGTACATCAGGCAATCCTAACGGAGTGACTGCTTCAATTCTTGTTAAGGTAACTTTTGTAAATTTATCTTTGATTCTTTTCCAGAATCTCGTCTCCGGTTTCGTTGTCATTTACCTCACTATAACTCCCCTCGATAGACAATCTCTTGTCCATATCTCGCAGTAACTTATCAACTTCTTCACGATTCAATTGATCTATACTGCCATGCATTATCTCTTTTCTGTCAATGTAAAGACCACCAACTTGACCCCTGGATTTTTCAGCCGTAACGGCTGCATTCCAATTGCCTTTTTCTTCTGCGCCTCTACTCAATTGATCTAACCTTTTTAAATGTTTGTAAAGATTAATTTCATATTTCTTTTCTTCTTGATTCCGCAGCTCACGTATATATTCAGTACAACCAGGATGTTTGCGTAGTTCGGAGGCCTCAATTCTTGCCCTCTTTTCTGAGTATCCGGCCAGGATTGCACACTCCGTAGCTGTTTTTGTGTCACCCTCTTGAACAAACAATAAACAAAACTTTGCTTGTTTTGGTGTCAGTTTGTCTCGTAACTGTTCTAGTTCCATGATACCCTTATAACATGTTTTTGGCAGAAAACAAGGAATCTACCGCTACGCCATATATACCAGACGTAGCGGACATGTAGCGGTTAAAACAAGTTTAAGTCATTGTAATGTATATATTATTTCACTACCGCTACACCGCTACACCGCTACGCGTAGTATTTGAAAGGTTAAATATAAATATGTTGTAGAAATAACTATAGCACTGTATAGATGAATCTTATTCACTCCCTTTCCCCCTCTTAATGTTTTCATTCTTCATTGGAGGGGGTGTTTTTATTTGACATCAGTATCTATATGGGATAATTAGTATATCATACATCAAAAGGAGAAACTATGATTGTAGATAAATATGTCGTTAATAACATTGGTTCAAAGTGGACCAAAGGCAAACGTAAAAATAACCAATTGTTGTCTAGTCTTGATGGCACAGATGGTATTGAATTAAAAAAATTAGTACCTTTACTTGAGCAGTGGCACGAAACAGTTAATGGTGAATGGGCAACAAGAAATATAGAAGTAATAATTAATGTTAGGGAGTCAGATAATGAATAAGTTTGATTCGTGGGTCATGGACCAACAAGAAAGAGCCATGGAAGAAGCTGCAGATCGCTTGAAAGAAGAAGAAGGATTAAAAACTTTCAAAGTAACTGAACGCTACATCAAGCAAGATACTTGGATTGTTAATGCAATCAACAAAGAAGAAGCGACGGACATTGCTATGTCCGTTGACCCTGATACATCAGAAGTGGTTGAAGTTACAAGCACTACTACTGAACCATTGGAGAAGTCATGAGTGATATAATTGATAGTCGAGATTTGTTAGATGAACTAAAAACATTGGACAAAGAAGATGATTTAGAAAGAATCACGGAGATAAAAGAAGTTATTGAAGAAGTTGGAGAAGATAACTTTGACATGGGCGTAACATTTATTCGTGAGGGATATTGGGTGGATTACTGCGAGAGCATGGCTTATGATTTCGGTTATATTGACGGTCGAGATGAGTATAACCCAATATCCAATCACATAGATTGGCAAGGTTGGGCAGACGCAGTTGAAATGGATTATAGTCAGATAGATTTTAACAATGATACTTACTATTGGAGGGCATGATGAAAAAAAAATATACTAAAAAAGATTTTTTAGATTATGCTTCAGGATTTAATTATGATCTTGATGAAGTAACAGATAAAAATGGAAACATTTTATCTGATGATAATATTAAACAAAGCATGAAATCTTGGTCATTAAAAGATTTTCAAGAGTTTTATGGCTTTACTTATGGAGAAACCTAAAAAGTGATAACGAATATCTTACTAGGGCTAATACTTTTAGCCCTGGTTTTCATTGGATTCATGGTGTTTGTTCTTGGCAGAATGATTGATGAACAAATTAATAAAAAGTAACAAGGCCCAAGGGCCGTGGATCTTTAATCAAAAAACCACTTCGGATCTTCTACAATAGGTCCGAGGATCTTGCGTAGTGATTCTCTTCCCTCATCACAGATAGTCAACCATTCTTCCACCGTGTAGCTGCGATTATACTTCGGATTCCAAAACTCCACGGATAGATTATTGCACTTAAAACACCTGCTAATTCTACTAACAGGACTATTGGGCAATGTAATACTCATAAGCAGCCTTTGTTGCTGCCAAAGTGTATGCCATTTTATAGGAAAAGTAAACTTTTATTCTTCTTCTTCCTCAATTTCGCCTTGAGAATGACAAACTTCACATTGATGTATGGATTCTTCTGCTTCAAATTTCAGCCTTATATAACCGTTACCTTTGCAGCTCGAACAAATAATCGTTACCATATCTCCTCTTTATAATAGATTCAATACGATGTAAACGCATACGAACCGCAACATCTTTCGTGGTCCGTGGATCGCGAAGCGCTGCAGCTCGAAGCTTACCGTGTTCTACCTTTAAGCAACGCTTCAAATTTTTTTTGGTCTTCATCTGTTATAGGTTTCTTTCTATATATCTTTATGTTGTTTTCTTTTAAATCATACTCCAGTCGATTCATCAAATAATGTATCGCTTGTTTTTTGGATTTGTTTCTTTTCCATTTTTCACCAAGCATGAAACCAAGAGCAAACACCAATACGATTGCAGCTATATGCCAAAAGTCAAACATCACGCAGCACTCTTTAATTCTTTTTTTACACCTGGCTTTTGTTTATTCCATTCTTGATCTACTAACATGGAGATAACAGCTCCGATAGATCGATGCGAATGACTAGCAATAATTTTTGCTTTGTTGTATGTATCCATCTTTGTGGCTACAGATTTATATTTACTTGTGTCCATTAGGACTCCTTTCTTTTTTTAATAGGTTCGATAACCCATTTTTTAATTTGCTCACCCATTACTTCAGTAGCGATATCAATCTTACTACGAAGACTTTGCACAATCTTTTCATCAATCGTACCTTCAGCAATCATATCAATGTAAGTAACTTTATTTACTTGGCTAATACGATGCGCTCTATCTTCTGATTGCATACGCTTTTCTAAATCATACGTGTTGGAATAATACACAACAGTGTGAGCTGCAGTTAATGTTAAACCATAACCACCTGTTGATGGATTACCAACAAAGTATTTTAATTTAGAATCTTTATCTTGAAACCTATCAACTATGTCTTGGCGATCTTTATCTTTTGTATCACCATAGTACGTAGCAACAGATTCTTCTCCGAATTTTTCTGCTAATGTTTTTTGAATGTTTTGAATATCAAATCTATAGTTGGCCCAGATGATAACCTTGCCGTCTACTTCATCAAGTACGTTTAGTAATTCTTGCATGCGATTACTTTTTATTTCTTTTGTTTCGCCATCATCTAAAGTTATATGACCGCAGCTAATCTGATGCAAACGAATTAATGCAGATAGTGTTGATAAACTTGTCATCGTTTTACCATCTACTTGTGTCATGTTAAATCTTCTCATCTCTTCATAAGCTTTAACTTGTTCTTTGGTTAGTGATACAAATCTTTTTGTATAAATTTTTTCTGGTAGGTCCAAACAATCCTCCTTTAATACTCGATACGAATGTTGATCTATAATTGTATTTAGTTCTGGCAATCTTTGAAACCCTACAACAAGTTGCGTGGCACGTGCCCCAAAATTTCTGCGCACTAAAATTGCATATCTAGATCTAAACGCCCAATAATTTTGTCGTGTAATATCCGGGCTTAAAAATTCTAATTGTGAATACACATCAAGCGGATTCTTTGTAACAGGAGACCCTGTCATGATGCGTCTAAACTTAGCTAACTTACTGATTTTTAAAGCGTTCTTAGTTCTTGCAGCATTAGGTGTTTTGATTGTGGTTGACTCATCGACAGCCAGGAGTGTGTTGTTTCTGTGTAAAAAATGTGTTGCATATTTTATCCCAACAGATCCACTAAGTGCTTCAATGTTCATCAACACAATACGAAGTTTACCATTCGGCTGCACAATATCTTTTAAAGTTTGTTTATCATTCTTTGTCATTTCGCTTGGTGCTTTCCAAGTTGCAACACTGCATGGCACATCATCTGATAAGTGTGTGGGTATCTCACCTCTTTCCCAGTTACGATATACGCCCTTGGGTGCAATGATAATTGCACTATCAATCTTTTTTTCTAAATAATAATTAGCAATCTCATCTATCAAAACTTTAGATTTACCTGTACCCATCTCCATAAAAAATGCATAGTATTCCTTGTTATATGACTGTTCTAGAGCCTTGAGCTGATGGGCATAAGGCTTTGTTTTAAAATTTAATCCACTCATCCTGGTTTTTTATAGTTGACTATGAGATAAATTGCAAGTATTAAATACAAAATTATGGGAGAGAGACATGAATAAAATAACAAAACTATTTGAAGATGTATCAACCGAATCATTTAATAAAATAGATGATGAGGCTCTCGGTCAATTAGGATCAGAGATTGAGCGCATACAATCAGTTCAAGAACAAATTGAATTGACAGAACTCAAGGTAAAAAAATTAAAAGAAGAAGAGCAGGTGTTAGCTGACAGCATCACCGATCTTCTACAATCAAAGGGTGTGTCTGAATTAAAACTTACAGATGGATCTAAAGTCACCACGAAAGAACAATTATATTGCAGCATTAAGGAAGAAAATAAAGATGCTGCGTTTAAATGGGTGCGTCAGCAAGGCGATGGTGATATAATAAAGAATGTCGTTAGTGTGGATTTTAAAAAGGGCGAAGACAAAGTTGCTCAAGAATTCAAATCACTAGCAGAGGATTCGGGGTTAGTCCCGAATGAAAACTCATCAATACATCCAAGTACGTTACGTTCGTATTTGAATGCAAAGTCCAGAGATGGCATAGACTTTGATGAGAAATTGTTTGGTGCCTTTAGGCTTAATAAAGTCAGTATCAAGCAATCGTAACTTTAAATAATGAGGTATGAAAAATGACTAAAAAGAAACAAGTACAAACGAAGAGTAATGGCAGTGCTGCTGTTGCGATCATGTCTCAGTTCGAAGGAGCTGATACAGGGTTTGAAGAGATGGGTGCAGATGATCTGCAGCTTCCTCGATTAAAACTTTTACAAGCTATGTCTCCAGAAATAGAAAATGATGAAGCTCTACGAGCTGGTCAGATTCTTAATTCTGTTACAGGAGATTCATGGCCTAGTGAACAAGGTGTTAAGGTTATACCTTGTGTCTATCATAAAACATATGTTGAGTGGGCTCCTGTTGGGAGTGGTGCAAAAGGGCCAGTGTCCGTGCACCAATCTAAAGAAGTCATGAATGACACGATACGTGCTGATGATGGAAAGTTTTATAAGAATGACAACTCAGGTAATTACATTGAAGAGACCGCTAATTACTTTGTGTTGATTATTGGGGGAAAGGGTGAAACAAGTCAAGCAGTGGTATCAATGAAGTCATCACAACTGACACCAAGTAGAAACTGGAATAGTAAGATGAAAAATCTTAAGATTGAAGGTTCTAATGGAGAGTATTTCACACCACCTATGTGGTCCCATTCTTACTTTCTTAAATCTGAGAAAGCTAAAAATGGAGACAAAACCTGGTACAAATGGAAGGTTGAATTAGACTCAACACTTTCAAGTGAAGCGCATGTTAAAGAGGCATCATCTTTTTCTAAAGATATGAGTGCAGCTAAAGATAAGCTTCAGCCAGAAATGGAGGAAGATAAAACATCAAAAGATAACCCACCATTTTAAAGGTCAGGTTGCAGAGGAGTAAAAGGCGGAGTTCAGCCCTCTTCGTTAGACCGTGCATGGTTCTGCAATCTAAGTGTTTCTCCCGTGCATGGTCGTAGGGCTGCATTACTTGAGAAACAATGGACATAAACAAATTTAAAAAAGTATTCGCAGGGTTAGACAGGGCATATGGTCAGTATACAGCAGGTGGATCAAAGGGAAAGAAGGTAGATGGTGTTGCAATTACTAAAAGAGGTGCTTTATCAGATGCACTATGGCAAAATCATCTTGAGGGTAAGGCGCCATCGTTGGGCAGTATCCCCATTAGAGATGATAACAATTGCACTTGGGGTTGTATTGATATTGATACTTATCCTTTAGATATTAAAAAAATAATTTCCGAAATTAGAAAAAATAAACTACCATTAGTACCATGTCGTTCAAAAAGTGGTGGTGCACATTTATTTATTTTTGTCTCGGAGTTAGTTCCGGCAAAACTTGTGGTAGACAAGTTACAAGAAATAGCTGCAAGCTTGGGTCATGGTAACTGTGAAATATTTCCTAAACAAGTCGAAGTTAATTCAGATCGTGGGGATGTTGGGTCTTGGCTTAATCTACCTTACTTTAATGCTTCTAATACTATGCGCTACGCTTATTTGGACGATGGTAGTAGTGCTGATCTGCAGCAGTTCTTTGATCTATATGACAAGTATAAAGTTACAAAAGAAGAACTTGAAAACTTAGAAGTAAAGACATCAAAAAAACAAGATAGTTTTGATGGTCCACCTTGTATAGAAAAATTAATGGAGGTTGGAGTAGTGCAAGGCATGGACCCGGATACTCCTAATGCAGGACGTGATAATGCCTTGTTTCATTATTCTGTTTATGCAAAAAAGAAATGGCCAGACACCTGGCAAAACAAAGTAAATGATTTTAATAATAAATACATGAAACCACCTTTGGAATATAAGGAGGTAACAAAAACAATTAAATCTCATGAGGGCAAAGAATACGAGGGTTACATGTGTAAGACAAGACCCATGTGTAATTACTGTGTAGAGCCAAAGTGCAGACTAAGAAAGTTTGGTATCAAGGGAGACATTGAATATGACTTTACAGATATAAAAAAATATCAAACTGAAAATTCTTATTGGTACATAACGATAGATAAAAAACAAGTGCGCATAAGATCAAACGATTTATTTGAATATAATCTTTTTGCAAAAGCCTGCTTTGATCAAATCAATATTGTGTTACCTGAGATGACAAAGAAAGATTGGAAAGCAAGATTAACAGAACTGGCTAAAAATGCACAAATAGAAAAGTTAGCAGAGGATACAACATTAGATGGTAGATTTGATGAACACTTACATTCTTTTGTAAATGATTTAGGTAAGGCTCAAACAATGGATGAAGTTGCTTATGGCAAATGTTATCATGAAGATGGATACATTTATTTTAAAATGAAGTTCTTAACGCAATACTTAGATAAGCAAAGATTTAGAGGCTATGATACAATAAGAACCGCTGCAAGATTAAGAGAACTTGGAGCTGATCAAGCAGTTAGAAAAGCAGATAAGAAAAATAGTAGAATGTGGAAGATAGGCGCAGAAGCATTTGAAAGAATCTCAAAGCTCCCTGTTCCGGATATGGAATCAGAAAAGGAGGACTTACCATTCTAAAACATTTAGATTTATTTAGTGGCATTGGTGGGTTTAGTCTTGGACTTGAAGCCACTGGTGGTTTTGAAACCGCAGCTTTTTGTGATATAGATTTGTATTCAAGAAAAGTGCTGAAAAAACATTGGCCACATGTTAAGCAGTACGAAGATATTAAGGGATTGAATTATGAAAGACTCAAAGCAGATGGACTTTTTCCCATCGACATCATCACAGGAGGATACCCTTGCCAACCTTTCTCCGTCGCAGGTAGAAAAAAAGGTGAAGAAGATCCAAGACACCTCTGGCCAGAAATGTTTAGACTTATCAAAGAACTCAGACCAACTTGGGTTATTGGAGAAAATGTTAGTGGACACATTAAACTCGGTCTCGACACCGTACTCGAGAACTTGGAAAGTGAAGACTACTCCGCGAGGACGTTTAGTATTTCAGCTTCTAGCGTCGGTGCCAAACACAAAAGAGAAAGAGTCTGGATTGTGGCGAACACCAGACGCATACTCCGGGGGGAGCAATCTGAACAAGATCAAAGAGTCGTTGGCCGAGGGCCATCTAAAACGAAAAAGTGGTCACACAATACAAATCAGATTGGCGGATCAAGTAAGAGAGCCAAGACTGTGGCCAACCCCGGCAGCTCACGAAGCGAGATTGGGTTATCAAAGAAGGGATACCGGGAAGAAGGGCACACAAAAAAGTTTATCAACAATAGTGATCGATACGGAGGGTGGAAGAGAGAAGACAACTGGGCAATTGAACCCGACGTGGGTAGAGTGGCTGATGGGATATCCAACAGGGTGGACAGACTTAAATGTCTCGGAAACAGTCTCGTCCCACAAATCCCCTACCACATAGGAACAATAATTTTGGAGGTGATGAATGGAAAAACTAATTAAAGAAACTTTAGGTATAGCTGCGCAGTTAGTATCTAAAGCAGAAAACAAATCAGCAAAGCTAACAAAACGAATGATAGTGAATGATTTGAAAATGATAAAATTAAACTTAATGATGATACAAGATGATATTACAAGACAGCCAAAGCAAAAAGATTGATATAATATTTGGTCCACCTGGCACCGGTAAAACCACACATCTACTTGGTATTGTCGAAGCTGAACTACAAAAAGGAACTCCCCCGGATAGAATAGGATATTTTGCTTTTACAAAAAGAGCTGCGAAAGAAGCCATTGATAGAGCAATGGAAAAGTTTAATTTAAATAGAAAAGATTTAAAATATTTTAGGACATTGCATAGCATGGCTTACCTAACATTAGGATTAGCAACCGATGATGTAATGGGAGACAAAGATTATGAAGAGGTGTCCGAGTCACTACAAATAAAACTAATTAATCCAAATAAAAATGTTGACTACCTTGGCATATCGACACCGCAAGATCCGTATTTAAAATTAATTGATCAAGCAAAAATAAAAGGAGTGAGCTTGTCAAATGAGTTTATGAATTGCACAGAGCATCTTGAATTTGGTTTAGAAAGATTAGAACAAATAGATTCGGGTCTAACAAGATACAAAGGCAAAAAAGCAAAGCTTGATTTTACAGATATGATAATAGAATTTATTGCACAACAAGGTTGTCCTGCTTTTGATGTTGTCATTATTGATGAAGCACAGGATTTAAGTTTCATACAATGGCAAATGGTTGAGATACTTGTTCGCAATTCACAGAAAGCACATATCGCAGGAGATGACGACCAAGCAATTTTTGATTGGGCTGGTGCAGATACAAAAAGATTACAACAAATTGGTGGCGAAAGACATGTACTAAAACAATCTTATAGAATACCAAGGGCCGTGCATCATGTGGCAAGTGACTTGATTAGTAAAGTAAATGACCGGGTACAAAAAGATTGGAACCCAAAAAAAGAAGAAGGAGTTGTCATGCGTCACCGCATGCGTTTTAATAATCACACTGACTTATCACAGGGCGAGTGGTTAATTTTAGCAAGAACTAATTACATGTTAGAAGAAGTATTAAATAGATTAAAACAAGAGGGCATGTTTTATACATTTAAAAATAGATCATCTGTTTCTGATCGTTTGATTCGAGCTGTCCAAGGTTGGGATAGACTAAAAGAAGGAGCAGTAGATCTTCAAACAGTAAAAGATATTTATTATTACATAAGTGGTAGTGGCAGAATACAACATGGATACAAAGAAAAACTTAAACAAATGGACCCTGCTGCTATGTATGATCATGAATCTTTAACTATGCATCATGGGTTAAACGTAGATATTAATTTACCTTGGGACGTAGCTTTAGATGATGTTCCTGAATCTATGAGATTGTATATGAATGTGGCTTTACGTAGATCAAGCTTTAATTCTGCAAGCAATATAAGGGTTTCTACCATACACGCATCTAAGGGTAGCGAAGCAGACAATGTTATGCTACTAACAGATTTACCAAGAAAAGCTGATATCAGCATTTCTAAAAAAAGGGATGATGAACGGAGAGTGTTTTATGTTGGTGCCACCAGGGCAAAAAAATCATTACATATTATTGCAAGCAAAACAGATAGGGAGTTCACAGAATTACTATGAAAAGAAAACCAGACTGGTTTGATGATTTAAATTTAAAAGCTGCAAAACATTTAGTTAAGCTCGGTGTAATAAAAGATTGGAAGAAAGCATATGAAAATATGACAAAGAGACGAAACAAAAGAGAAAAGTTAAAAAAATGAGCCAAGGTAATTTTTTTCAAACTCCAAGTGAATGGGTGCCACCAGAAGTAGTTCCTGATCTTACGGATGCGAAAGAAATTGCAATAGATTTAGAAACAAAAGATGATGGCTTAAATAAAAGCATGGGGCCTGGCTGGGCTACAAAAAGTGGTAGAGTCATAGGTGTTGCCATAGCTGTCGAGGGATGGGAAGGATACTATCCTATTGCACACGAGGGAGGGCATAATCTAGACGCAAAAGTTTTTACTAACGCACTTAAACCTATTTTAGAATTACCTTGCGATAAAATATTTCACAATGCCATTTACGATGTTGGATGGCTCGATGCTATGGGTTTAAAAGTTCATGGCCGTGTTGTTGACACAATGGTTGCAGCTCCTTTAGTAGATGAGAACAGACGTAATTATTCTTTACGAGAATTATCTAGGCACTATGTTGGAGAAACAAAATCAGAAACTTTATTGTACGAAGCTGCGGCTGAGTACGGTGTAAATCCAAAGAGTGAAATGTGGAAACTACCTCCAATGTATGTTGGTCCTTATGCGGAGCAAGATGCTGCGGTAACTTTAAAGTTATGGAAAGCATTACAAAGAAAAATAATTCAAGGAGACTTAACAGATATTTTTAATTTAGAATCAGAACTGTTTCACGTTTTGTTTGCTATGAAAAAGAAAGGTGTGAGAATAGATTTAGATAAAGCTGCAACAATTAAAATTGATTTTGAAAAAGAAGAAAATAAAGTACGACGCAGCTTAAATAAAACATGTGGGTTTGATCTTGAGATTTTATCACCACTATCTATTGCAAAAGCTTTTGATAAATTAAAAATAGAATACAGCAAAACACCAACAGGTTTACCTGCGTTTGATAAAAACTTTTTGTTAAATCAACCATCTAAATTTGCACAAGATATAGTAAAGGCAAGAGAGTTTAATAAAGCAAGAACAACATTTGTAGATTCTATTTTAAAACATGCACACAATGGTCGTATTCATGCAGATGTAAATCAAATGCGATCTGAAACAGGTGGCACTATCTCTGGTAGATTAAGTATGCAGAATCCTAATTTACAACAAATGCCAACACGTAATCAAAATATTGGTCCTAAAATACGAGAGCTTTTTATACCAGAAGAAGGTGAGGAGTGGGGTTGCTTTGACTATTCACAGCAAGAGCCTAGACTTCTTGCACACTACGGTGCACTTGTTAGTGAGACAACATCGTGGGAGGTCAGTTCGGTAAATAAATTAGTAAAAGATTATAATGAAAATCCAGACACAGACTTTCATCAAGTTGTTGCTGACATGGCTGGCATAGATCGTAAACAAGCCAAGACAATTAATCTTGGCATGATGTATGGTATGGGCAGAGGTAAGCTTGGGTCTCAATTAGGATTGGATATGGATGATGCTAAAGAGGTTTTTGAAAAATATCATGCTACAGTTCCATTTGTAAAAGCATTAACGGAGGGAACACAAAGAAAAGCTGCTGATGTAGGGGAGATCAGAACTTTACTTGGCCGTGTTTGTCGTTTTGATATGTGGGAACCAAATATGTATGGTCTTCATCAAGCATTAAAAAAAGAAGAAGCAGAAAGAAAACACGGAGGCATGAATAGAATACGTCGTGCTTTTACATACAGGGCTTTAAACAGATTGATTCAAGGTTCGGCTGCGGATCAAACAAAGAAAGCGATGGTAGATATTTTTAAAGAAGGCATAACACCTTTAATACAAGTTCATGATGAATTAGATATCTCGATATATGATGAAGATCAGAAGAAAAGGATTATTGAAATCATGGAGAACACAGTTCCCCTAAGAGTCCCATCACAAATAGATTGTGAGGCAGGTCCTTCTTGGGGTGAAATTGGATAAGAAGCATAAAAAAGGATTTCTAAACCACCTTAGAGCAATAGAGTGGTTAACAGCTCAAGAGTATTACGTTTTTGATAACATAAGTGGTCTCGGACCTTGTGACTTGATAGCGCTGGGAGAGGATGGTGAGGTTATTAAAATAGATGTCAAAAGCGAAAGCACCAGAAAGACAGGAAAATTTGCTGGATATAAAATTACAAGACAGGTTTCTGATCCACAAGAAAAAATGGGCGTCAAATTACTCATGGTAAGTGAAACTGGAAAATGCTATTTCTATAAGGATGATTAAGATTTGGGTTTTATTTGTATTTTTATCATTACCTAACACTCCTGGTATTAAACACATTAGTGAAATTACTTATTCTGAACAAGAATGCCAAGTAAAGAAGGAACTAAAATCTGTATTTACAGAGCAGTGGGCATTGAAGAACGGTATTGAGCAGTTTTATTATGAAGTAAAATGTGTAGAAACTAAGATGTATAATAATATTGGTACTTAATCTAGTAGCTTATCCAATTTTTCGTTTATTTCTATGACTTGTATCTCAATGACCGAGAGCCGTGAGTCTATGCGCAGCATGTCTAAATCTTTTATGCTTGATTCAAGAGCCGTGACTCGTGATGACATCATACCGTACGTTGTAGCAATACCAGCTACAATACCCATGATCCATATCCAATCACGCATTGACAAGTTCATTTTCTTTTAACCCCAGCCTCTCTCAAAGCAATAGCTATTGCTTGTTTTCTAGATTTAACTTTCTTTTTGGATTTACCAATTGGAAGTTTACCTTTTTTAAACTCGCGCATAACTTTACTTATCTTTTTATCTTGTTTTGTTTTCTTCTTCATCGATTAGGATTTAAATTAAATAACTGAAAGCCCTGCTGATCTGGGTTAGCATCAAATAAGTCAGATAAACTAAACCCTCTGTTCTGATTATCTAGTGAATTCAATACTTCTAAAGCTGCAGCTTCACTTGCATCATTTGGACCTCTTACTCTTGATACATTACTAGTATTGAGTTGTTGATCCACTACTTGTGGAAGCGATATTGGAGCATCAGATGTAAGCATGTCAAGTCCACTTGAAGGTTGAAACTGTGTCATCTGTCTGTCCACTTCATTCATCAATACTTGCTTTTGATCCGCGTTTAAATTTGGAGCGTTAGATATATTTTCTTTCATTACAGTTGCATTGTTCGCCACTTGATTAGCAAAGTCTTCACCTGATGTAGTTTGGTTTCTTAGGTTTGCACCCATGTCAAGAAAACCTGTTCTTTCAGTGGGGCCTTGTGCTCTCGCACCGTCAGTAGTTTTTAAATTTGAACCAAGACCTTTAAATAAATTATTAATTTGTGAAAAATCAAATTGATTTGAACCCGGGAATCTAACGTTTTCACCTGTCATTGCTGTAAAATCCTCTGGACCTCTTACTCTTGCATCCACCATATCTGGATTTTTTAAGTTGTCACCAATGCCAAGGAGAAACTCATTAAAAGCTGTAAAACCAGGGTCATCTGGTTGTGGTTTTTGTCTTACAATAACGTTTGTGTCCGGTAACGGAACAGCGTCTGGTGCAACATCTAATGACTTGTCAAAATCATCTGCTATTATTTCATCATCCATTATTTCTGGTCCCGTGCCTGCTCCAAAGTCTTTATCTAAAGCGTATCTTTCTCCTGGCATTTGAGCGTCTGTATACTTTTGTTGTTTATCATCCATGCCAAGAAATTGTTTAGCAACTCTAGTTCCGGGAAGACCCTGTCTTAATTGATTTGTTACAGGGTACATTGCAGCATACGCTTGTGGGTTTTCGTTTATAAGTTTTCTTGTTGGGTCTAAAAAATCTCTGTCAACTGTGTTTTCAAACGCAGCTAAACCTTTATTGGTAAGCACTGGGCTACCATCTCTAGTTCTAAGTATTCTACCATCATTTGTTCTTGCAACACCACCATCAGTATTTGTTGCATTAAAATATCCTAAATTTTTTACAAATCTATTTTGTCTTGATCGCAGGTCTTTTACTAAATCTAAATTGTTATCTTTTAAAGCGTTGTTTATTCGTCTATCTAGACTACCAATACTTTGTTCTAAACTTTTCTTCTTATCAGCTCTAGTTGTAGTTGATGCAGCTCTAATACCAGACTCTCTACCACTATCATCAAACGTGGTCGTTGTCCTTTTACTAGGGCTTTTTTTGCTTCTAACACTACGTTGTACACGTCTACGTTTAGCTTGATCTACTTTTTTAGGTCCACGTCCTCTAGGCATTATGTTCTCCTTGCTAGTGTTTCTGTTATATCAATATCTCCGGTTTTGGCAAGTTGAGATCGATCTGTTGGCGATAAAGTTCCTCCGCCCGGTAGTTCTATCGGTGCAATAGGAGTAACAGGTGCTGTTAGATTGCTTTGACTACCTATTATAGAGCCAGCATCCGAGGTTTTAGGCCTTGTTACAAGAGGTTGTGACTCTATGATATTGAATGAATCTTTAAATAAACCGCCCACATCATCAAATATGTTTGTTCTAAATAGGTTTCTGTATATGCCGTTGGTTATTCTTCTAACTGATCTACTGACATCACTACCATCTCTAGCTCGTGAGTTCTCTGCCATTCTTTGAAAAGCAAAATCAGATACTTTTATGGGTGTAAAACGATT